CAAAGGATAATAAAGCTCTTTCGTATTCGTCGTTGTCCATTGTTCCAGAAGAAAACAGTACTGGTAATAATACAAACAATACAAACAATACAAACAATACAAACAATACAAACAATACAAACAATAACAGCGCTGAAATGAGTAAAAAATAATGTTGTAGGTATATACATAAGAGACTATGAACGTTATTTTTCGAACATTGGTGTTTAGTGTGCTGCTAACCACTGCGTTATTTTTCTTGCCAAATTACTCGAACATACGAAAAGAAATGATATTGCCTTTTATTGTAGCATTGTTAACAAAATATATTTTAGGAGACTGGGATGAACAATATATATGGAGTTATAGTGATATTTATTTTTGGGCTTCTGTTCTTGTGATAAGCTACATTACAGTTATAGGAATGAACAAGTTGTTTTTATAGTGCTATTATATATATTATATAATGGATTATGACCCTGACGCACCAAGAACACCAAGAAATGACAGAACAAATAGTTATACTGGAGTAAACGACCGCTTTACACCTGTATCCGTCGCCTCGTCTCTTGTTGAAACAGTGGTTGATGATATGAGCCAAGACAGAATACGAGCGATTACCGAGCAAGCAATTAGACACGAAAAAAGTAGATTGTATAAGAAGGTGCTTATTACAGATATGATAATACTTAACCAGTTGGGACAGGTTGTTGAAAATCCATATAAACTAGTACCATTTACAACTAAGGATAAAAGGAAACTTAGTGACGGTTTATGGGACGACCATATTTACAATATGCACGGAGAAAATATAACCGCACAACACCAAGCTGAAACTTCCCATAATCAAGACATAGCTGCGATGTTTAATGCAAACGCTGATTCTGATTCTGGTTCCGACCAAAATGCAAGGAAACGAAGAAAAGCAGGTGGAAAAAGAACATACAAAAAGAACAGTAAAAAGAACAATAGTAAAAAATAATATTACTGAATATTTAAATGCCATACAAAACAATATAATAACTTCATTCTATTTAACAGTAATGAAGTTATTTGAGCACACACTCTTTATTAATTTAGCTCATCGCACCGACCGATTAGAACACGTTGAGAATGAATTAAAAAAAATGGGTATCCAAGGAGAACGTATGGACGCCATCAAAAATAAAAATGGTGCGTTAGGGTGTACGATGAGTCACATTAAATGTATTCAGACAGCAAAAGACCGTGATTATCCACACGTGTTCATTTGTGAAGATGATATTACATTCACAAAACCCGATGTATTCAACACATCCGTATCCAAGTTTGAAAATAGTAGTGATATTGATTGGGATGTTCTTATTATCGGAGGGAATAATCTTCCACCATACACAAAAGTATCTGACTTTTGTATTCGTACATTCAATTGCCAAACCACCACCGGGTATGTAGTAAAGAAACGTATGTATGATATTTTCTTGCGAAATTTCAAAGAAAGTGCGGAAATGCTAATGAAAACAGAGGATGGGAAACAGTATTCACTTGACATATATTGGAAAAGACTACAAAGCGGATATTTTTGGTATATGCTTACTCCGCCAACTGTAATACAACGGGAAGATTATAGTGATATAGAACAAAAACAAACAAAATACGACTGGCTTATGCTTGACTTGGATAAAAAATGGTTTATTCAACAACAATTAGCCCAGAAGCAACAACAACTTCAAAAAATACCTATGCTTCATAATAACAAGTAAATGCTAGATGCTACTAATTCATAATGCGTAAAAACTTCGACAACACATTTTTATTTTTCTCTTCATATTTCTTTGTTTCCAAAAGAGATTCGTATTCCTTTTGTAATATCCGTTCTCTGTATTGACTATTCTGATTTGCCAATAACTGTTCTGCTTGTTGTTTTTCTAACGGATCCATTGGCTGACTATCACGCGCTCTGACATAATGCTCCATTGAATTATACTTGGGCACATTTGCATAGTCCTTTTCACTGACCGAAAAAATAGTTTGGTCTTTGTGGACTTTCCGCAGGTCATCAAATTTCAATTTACTAAACGGGTCGCACTCCGCATACAAATCTCCGTCTTCATCCTCATACAATGAATCCGCTGCTGTTGTGGAGTGTAATACTTGTATTCCATTATAGCGAACCATTGTGTTTTGATTGGTTCGCACACTTTGCAATGCTTCACCCATTGAATTTTGATTTACATTCTTTTGTACCTCATAGGTTGGTTCGTCGCTTTTGAACCAATCATTCTTACTATCGTCTATTTTCTTGGACATATTCTCTTCGAACAACGTATTGAATTGTTTTCCAAATTGAGATTTACTCATGTCTTGTAAATTTTTAGAAACCTGCTTACTAATAGATTTGTCTGTTTGATATAGACTGTCTGCTTCGTAATCTTTATGCTTTACCTCTTGATGCTCTTTTTGCTGTTGCTCATACAAACGTACAACAATCTCAAACGCTTTTTTAAAAAAGAAAAAGTATTCCGCAGATAATTTCGATTTATCAGGATGCGTCATTAATACTTGTTTCTTTGCCCTTTTTAAATCTTCTTCTGTTATAGTAGTTGATAAATGAAACAAATCCAGCACTTCTCGTAATGAGTACATATGGATATTTAGATTATGATTTTCCATTGTATACACATACAACATATTTTGTATATGTATTTTTTACCAATCAATAATAAAGTATTCATAAGAGTATAAAAACATATAGATACTTTATACAAATGCCACGTGAAATTATTCGTTCTTTTGAAAACAGACAACACTTTTTAGAAACACTAAAAGTGAATCCGGGGTTGATCATTATAAAGTTCGGTGCGGAATGGTGCGGACCGTGCAAACAAATCGATGGGTTTGTCCATGAAAAGTTCTCTTCTTTACCGGAAAACGTTCAGCCAGTATTAATTGATGTAGATGATAGTATTGACGTATATGCCTTTCTAAAAGCAAAAAAAATTGTCCCACATATTCCAACATTGTTATGCTATGTGAAAGGTAATGACCATTATACACCAGATGAAGTGGTGTTTGGTGCAAATGAAACACACGTGGGAGAATTTTTTGAAAGGTGTATGGAGCTATTGGATTAGTAATTATACCGAAATTTGTCTAATAATAGACGGTTCTATTTCAACGTGTAGCGATGTAGTAGCCGGTAAGTCTGAGTCCAACGGTTTCAAATGGTTTAATATAGTAATAACGTTCAAATTGTTGATTTGTATATACTCACTTAGGTAGCCACACTTGTCATAATTTTCCAATAATCGTTGTAGCACATCTAATCCGTGGCGTAAATAGTTTTTGTGTATTATCTTATAATTACATATATAATTGTATAAATATGGACTATACCCCAGCCATTCATAAAGGCAATCACAATATTGGGGGTCTTCCTTGATAACGTTATAAATGAAAGAGGATATTTGTGCATTTTCTTTTTCTTTTGCGTTTGGCGTGTTCATATACTTTACATAATTTACAATGCTAAATTTCGATGGAGGAACCATTCGTTCGTATAACAATGGGTGCATTATGCTCCAATAGTCATTGAATACATCAGAAGACATCATCTTATTTACAAGATAGACGTGTAAATGAGGTTTATTTTGAATCATCGAATGAATAATCTCTATGTTACGATGTGTGTTTTGGTTTTTTGAAAAGTCGTCAAATACAATTACCAATGTTAATTCATTTGGGTCTCCACGGATTGTATTTAGAAACCGAGGAATCATTTGTAAAGACGCATTTGACTTCGTGATTGTTTTATAATTTACAGTATCTTGATTCCATTTACCACCAATCGATATGTAGAAGGTGGTCCATTGTTGTTCATACAAGCAATTTTCCAAATCATTATATTCGATAGAATGAATTCTACTTGACATTGTTATTATTAGTAAATAATAATGTATATACTATATTATTATTTTGTATTGAATTTGTGGTCGTATTACTCTTATTGAAATTATTTCAATTTTACGGATAAGGCTATGTATTCTTATTACTTGGTCTTCCTTTTCTTATTCGAACTTGTTTTACGTTTCATATTCGATTTCGTTTTCTTGGATGATTTATTGTGTTTTGTTCCCCCAGTAACGGGTTTTTTCTCAATAACATCCAACGAGTCTTCATTTTTTTTACTCACCATACCCATTTCTTCTATGGATTCCGGTTCTCGTGTATCTTGTAATTCTTTCGATGGCGCGTTTTCTACCCCGTCTTCTTTATTTTCTGGTGTTTCTTGTAATCGTTCATCATTATTATCATCTCTTTCCTCCTTTTCCTTATCTTCATCTTGTTTTTCACTGTCTTCTTTGTTTTCAAGTGAATCCAGTAATATTTCGTCATCCTTATCATCTTCTATGGGAGATTGTTCCTTTTCTGGTTCTTGTGTATTTTCTTTATTGGTTGCTCCTAACCCCGCAAAGAACCCGGAAATCCCAGCACCAAACGAAGATACATATCCATTATTATCATCAGCTGACTCTGTGTTATCAGGTGTATCAATCGATGTTTTTGGTGTGTCTGGTGTTCCTTCATCTTTATCAGCGTATTCGGGTGGCATTTCATATGACTTATCAACATCTTCGCTCATAACAGTTACATATGCAAGAACACCAGCAGTAATTGTTACAAAAATATAATTTGCAATAGGAATATGATTGTCTATATCCATTTACATTATAAGGATAGTTTTTTCTATTACTAAATCAACAATATATTTCTAATTTAGTGCAGAAGTTATTTAAAATCCAGTCGTATATATATACAAATGTCTTCATTGTCAAATAAAGAAATAAAAGAGTTAAATTCAATTACACCCATTTATTCTAACCAAAACGATAAATCACCCATTGCTGCTGATATTGCTGCGCCTCACACTATTGAGACAAAAACGGACTTGACAAAGAACATTTCTTATGATATAACACCATTGTTAAAGAAAGATTCTGGTATTGATTATGGTATGAAGGATTTTCCGTTTGTATTGGTTTCTTATTACATTGAAAAAGATAGTTATAAACCTTTTTTATTGTTCCATGTAGAAGAAACCAAGGGTAAATATGGATTTCCTGAAATGAATGTTAATAAAGAAGAAATTTTTGATAACAATGATATGGCGAATCCCGAAGATGAAAAAACATTCTTGGGGCGATTACTTGAACAAATCTTAGGAACAGGCAATGAAAATGAAAAAGATACCAAACAAGATGCTGTGTCTAAATCCGAGTCCGAGTCTGAATCCAAATCTGGGTCCGAGTCTGAATCCGAGTCTGAATCCGAGTCTGAATCCGAGTCTGAATCCGATACCGAGTTAGATGAAAATAACGATGTGATTGCAAATGAAATCCTAAAATCGTATACCTCTCTTACTGGACTACCAGAAGAATTATCAGAAAATAATTACAAAGGATTTATCAATACAAGCAATGCCTTATATTTCTTTTTTGAACACCACGAACTGTATAATAATAATAACCATTGGGCAACAATTGATGAACTACTACACCAAAAACAACTATATAACGGAGCAGTAATAGAACTTACAACAGAGTTATTTACACAAGTTCCAGAAGCTACCAGATTATTAGCAAACAAAAAAATAATCGAAAAGCCCAAGATATGCTACTTGGCAGATTACACCGACGACTCTTATTCAACACAGTACTTTGAAGAAGATGATAAGCCGTTTAGTATGGATTCATTTACAAATACAACGAGTGTGCCATTCTTTGATGATATTTATTTATTTACGTCAAAGCAAATAGCCAATACGAATGGTTCTCAAAAAGCAAAGCGAGCAGTACTATTCATGAACAAAGCGGTTCATGTTATTGAAGATGAATTAACAACAGAAGATGCTGACATACTAAATAACTACAATATGATTTGCCACGAAAAAAAGGACAATAACTACATTATAATTCAAAAAGATACACTGTTTTACTTATTACCCTTATAGGTGCGTACACAATATATTTTATTCGTAAAAACTATATTGTATTGATTAGACGGAATATTCAAATAAGAACTGGTCTAATACTGCTGTTTCTATCTCATTCTTCATATTTTGTTCAACATGTAGTTGAATTTCGTGGGCTTCTGGTTTGCGTTCATATAATTTTTCAAACTCACAAATATAGTTATTTATTTTATCTATTTGTTTGTTTGTAGATTCCAAATGTGCTCGCAATGCTTCTTGTGCCTTATTATTTTCGTGTTGTTTTTCCAACAATGCATTCTCTTCACTTTGTCTGCGGTCGTCCAGTTGTTTTTGCATTTCTTGCATCTTCTCGCTTTGCTTACGAATAAACTCATCTTTGTTCTTGGAAGCCATTTGTTGTAATTCCTTATTCATCGCCTTCGCATTTTCGTTATCATTATTCAATACATCATACCAATTACTACGAATTTCATTGACACTTACAATCGAATCACCTACAATATCTGGCTTCTTGATTTCTTTATCACCAAATACCTTCTCAAATTCATTCACAATCTTTTGAGGGATCATTGGGCTCGTTTCCATTAAGCGGTCAAATTCTTGACGACACATTTTCAACATATGTCCTGCATCAATACGTTCATCCAACTTTTTGGCTAATTCAATACGAATATTACGTGCAAACTTATCCCACGAAATGCCCGCAACACGATGTGCCTCATTCAATTCCGATATTTTCAAATATTGTTGAACGGTTGTCAAAATACCAATCATAATATTAATAGTTCCTATTACCATAGGCGCATATACTTGCATACTAACTGGCAAACTGGTTTGCGCGAACGCGGCGGTTCCAGTAATGGTTGATAATGTAATAGCTGGAATTGTAAACCAAGCGTGTAAGCGTGAGTATTTTTGATGAGCTTTCAAGTTCAACCACTTGTAACATTGTGCTACATCACACCATTCTGCCAAAATATCTTCATTTTCTTTTGACCATTCTAAAAAGGGTGTTTGCTCTGATTCGCCATCTCCTTTCGCATTACCTTCCCCATCAGACAAATCTTTACTTATACTACTTCTGCGTGGCCTATCGTTTCCTTCATTTTCCATTACTTCTTCTTTTGGCATATTATATTTAATGTATATAATATGTCCAAATATTTTTTAAACGCATTTCAAATAATCATTTTTTATTGACTGAACACGAATACCATTATGTATTATCAATACTTCCTTTGGAACCATCTTGTGAAATAACATCCGAATCATCCAGTATCGCGGTGCTATTTGTACTTGTTTCATCATTATTTGGTTGTACATTCGGTTTCACAACAGGAGTATTTACTGGGGTTTGAATTGGGGTGTTTGTAGGAACATCTAATGCGACATCAAATGGCATATTATTACAATCCCACTGATGCACATTTTCAACACCATTAAACTCCTTATCATCATAGGTAGAAGACAATGTATCGTCTACTTCTTCTATGTCATCAATGGTATAGGTTGTAGTACATTGTAGATTGGCTTCCATATCATCATAAAATTCACTAAACTTCATAGACAAACGTTTCATTTGCTTCTTTTGCGAAATATGAAAAAATGCCAAGTAATCAATATACAAACGAATTTGCTGCAATAAAATATTAATTTCATACGTAAGTGTGTTTATCAAGTTGGAGATGGTAAACCCTACCTGATGTTTCTCATTATATGAATCTCGCTCTTTATACTTTTCTTTACATTTATTGTACAAATTGTTTAATAAAAACAGAATATTATTATGAATATCCCGTATGTCTTCTGGTTTGTATTCTTGAAATGGTTCTAATTCTTTGTATACTGGAAAACTCTTGGTTTCCGTTTCTTCAATATCTAATTCTGCCTTATTTTTTTTGATAAACTCTACAATCAACTGGTTCAACTTGTAGTAATCACAATAAACGCGGTTATTCAGTAATGCTCTAAACTTGTCTAAATGTTCCATTTCAAGTGTAAACGTTTTGTATTGAAAAAAGAACGCATCCAAACAAAATAACAAC